GAAGGGTGGTGGGCGACGGGATGTCGCCCACCGGGACCGCTGTTACCAGCGGTCCACCTTGCATGATCACTTAGCCCAGGTATCTATACCATCTCGAGTTGTGAAAACTCTCGTTGGTGGTCGTTTACCTGTGACCGGGCAGCACTAGGCTGCACGGTGTATGTCACATAGTGCCACTCACGACGAGTAGCGCTTGTGAATACAGTTCCAGAACCAATAAGACCTTTTAACGGGTCGAACTGGTGGTTTTCGGGGAGAGGACTCAGCGACGCAAGAAGCGTCGCCCACATGAAATCCGAAGGATCTCTGTGGGTCATTCTCTTAGCTACTCCTTTAATGGTAGTAGCATCCGGATCAAAAAGATATTGATCCGTCCGTTCCGGGTCAGCGGGGCCTGTGAAGGCTCCAAAGCCCGACGACACAATCGCTGCCTTGAGATAGGCAAGCGTTGCGTCTAACGGAATTGAATGACTAACCGACCAAAGCCATAGCGCGTTATGCGCATGGAAGAGGTCCATAATGTCCTCAGGTATTCCTTTTAGGAACACCCCCCGAACTGGATAAGCGCGGTACCAATCGGTTCCGCAGCTCTCCCTAACCGGTCCTTTTGTAAAGGACTTCTCAATGTTAGGCGAGAACCCACTCATGCGTAGGAGAAACATAACATCGGGTGCAAGCACCCGAGGAAGAACCAAGTCATCACCGTAAACGGCGATGTTGGCAGTCTTCCATCTCCATCGTGCATTCTTAACAACAGCATAAACAACCGCTGAAAAGATGAGCGACTCGATAGCAAACGTCGCCCCGTTACCCATGCTAGAAAGCTTGGAGTAACGAACCTTCGTGCCGTCTGGTAAAGTGCCAGACGGTGAACGCAATGCTGTGAGGTATTCATACCACTCAGCAGGGAACAGCATCTTTACTATACGTAAAGACACAGTATCCGAAGCCATTGATAAATCAATAGTTGCCGGACTGTCAGGATTAGGATTCACAGATCCCGCTTTCGCGAGCTCTTGATTCTTCACCTGGCTGTTAAGGTTTAACCCCCATCGCTTCTTCAAACGTTTACGGACGAATCCGTCTACGCCGAGTTGAAGCATAACATTGAGGGTGGGTTCGATTGCTATGGGCCGGTCTTTAGACCGGTCCTTCTGTACCGTGGTAATCCTGTTTCCAGGAACGTTAATCAGGGATTCCTCCCAGAGTACCGATTCGCATTCAGGTGAATTTAGCATAAGCTCGCCCTTACGGGTTTGAAGCTTAGTGGCTAATGTCACCATCCAACGTTCGTCACTACGAATTAACTCCACTGCATACTTACGTGCATGTGAGGTTACACTGTAGGGCGGCTCGCTGTACTTTGCGTACTTTGAGCAACCTTGGGTGAGCACCTGTCCACACACGGCGCCAGGCCCATGCCTGGCTGACCGCCATAGTTGATCAGCACTTGGTAACGACTCACCAATGGTTTTGGAGATAAACTCCTTCATCAATGGTAAGTAGTGGCTACTTTCGAGGGTTTTATACCCCGAACGATTGAATTCCGAACATTGCCTTTCGGCTTTGCGTAGGTCTTCGATCGCAGCATTGGCGCACTTTGCAGTGTCGCCCGGTACCTTGAGTTTCTTAACTATGGATGACAATAGACCCCAGGAGGCCGCTTCCGCGGTCCCTAGTATGTGGTCGATTGAGTTCATTTTCTTTAAACTCAATTCCTTCGCAGCCTCGTCCCAAAGGTCGAGGTCTGAGCAAGCAGCGCGAAGTTTAGCTGCATTGCGTGAAGGTATTGTCCATGCGCAGTCATCGATTAAACGTGATAGCACCCGAAGGTGCCACGTTTTGGTCAATGTGACGCGGGCTTTCGCCCGCTTCATCCTGCGCACGCCGTGCATCTTATAGCACGACTCCGCCGGGAGTTTACTCCGGCGGCTCTTGTTCCGAGGTTTCGCCTCGGGTTTGCCGTTCTTCTTTCGAGGAACGCCAGTTCGAACAGGTTTCACGCCGTTCACTGGAAGGTCCTAAGACGAAGTTGATCACCTTTTGAAGGGTGGTTAAACTCAATCTTAGTAGAGCTATTGCTCTTCGCGTCATCTTCAACCTCCGGTTGGCATACCATGCCATCAGGGTACAATACTACAGGAACACAGCTCTCGCGTAAACGCGAGAAAGCCAGGCGATTGTTATCGTCTGACTCAGGCTCGAAGCCATATGCTAACCTTAGTGCCTTACGGCATTTCTTGTTAGACATGATATTAACGAGTAAGCACACTTCTTCGTGTGACATACCATTAACAACTTCTTCGAGTCGCAGCATGTGAGCGAGCTTAAGTTTAAGCCCGTGTGGCGTATGATTTGTTTTCATCGTCATTCCTTATTTAACTGTATTGTATTTTAGGTTTAGATTTGGCCAGTTGTGAAAAACTGGACCATCGCCAAGAGCTCGGGATCATCCGTACGCCATGTAGGCGACAGGAAGTGATTCCCAAAGATCTGACCTCCGCAAACTGCTCCCCAGATGTTTACCATCTGGTTCGCAACAAGCGCCTCTTCGTCTTGGTCGGCACCGACTGGCCAGTTTATACTGGCATTTGACGTGACCTGTCCCATACGGGACACGCCAGCGGCATCAGTCTTGCTTACTGCTTCTGTGACACGGATGTATCCACGGCGAACGCCGTAGTCATCCCCGGAACGCTTTGGCTCGGTTCTTATGAGCTCGAGCGTTTGCCGGTTTGTATCGGTGTGGTTGGGGCCGTGGAAAACGGCCTTATTTCCATCAACGATTTCATAGAAGCTGTAGCTATTGCTACCAAGCACCATGGGGTCTGGTAAGTTCATTATGAACTCCTTTGCTGCCAAAGGCAGGCTTTATTTATTATTCGTTAAGCTCTATTAGCCTCCGTCTAGCGACGGAAAATAACCAATAGAGATAACAAGTCAGCTATCTGACTATAGTCCCTGATCATTATGCCTTTCGGCAAGACCAGAGGTAAACGTGAGGGATCCCTTGGATCCCGGAAGTATATTTGTGCCTTCCCAGAAAGGGCAGGCGACAGATATAGTACTTCCTCACCGTCCTGAAATAATTCATTCAGGAACACACTACAGGTGTCTTTCGACGTGCCTGCTACTTCGTGCGCGGTTAAAACCGCGCCGCGAATGTCAGTGTGCGCTATTTCTCCATTTATGAAGAAATAACCTGTCTCATAGGGCATACTAATCGTATGCCACGCTCGGATGTATCGTGCAGGGTCTGTTGACACTACGCGAATCAAGGCACCGAAATCCCAGAACCAGTCTAACACCCATGAGAGCTTTGTAAGCTCCCATGAGATGGAAAACGGGTTCACTTCTCCACAGTTCTGGTATAATTTCTTTAACCAGTTATCTGAGAGATTCGGATCGGTAGATACTCCCGCCCTAAGGCGGCCGTATCCAGCATACCGTATGGTAATATGACCAACTCCAACAGTTAAGTCCTGGCTGAAACCAGAGCTTATCCATTTCGGTTGGAAATTACCTGCGGAATAGGACTTACGCATCTTCTTAAAGAATGACGCGAATAGCCTTGCTATACCTTGAGAGTCAAATATTAATTGCCTCCATCCATACCTTCCTTCTAGCCATTTCTGAGCTAGGAGTCGGGCGAGCTGTTTCTTCGTCGGTTTCCCGAACGGAGCTCCAGCCGCTATTAAGCTTAACTGCTTAATATATAAGCGTTTAAAGTCCGCAAGTAACTTTACAGTCTTGCGAGCTTCTATGAGGCTTACCCAAACGTCCATCACACCACGTGTTGCACGGTCCTGAGCGGTCACTAAGTGTTCGTCTAGTACAGGCTTGTACTGACTGAACAATGTGTCCGAAATGGAACCGTACTTCGCGTTGCTGCCATTTGTAGCGAAGTCCAGCCCTACCAGGGCTGTATTCTCTACGGCAGATACCAGGCTTGATTCTAGGCCTAGTATGTCGACACGCAACCATGCTGTGTCAGTGATGGCCCAATCGTAAACCCATTGAAAGGGAAAGACGTTATAATCGCGTCTTTTATTACTTTTGGTCCACTTAGTCGCCTTCACCCAATGGGTGTAAGGCGTGATACTTCCATACTTCTGGATTAATCCAGGATTATGGATACTGACCCCACGATCCCTCAAACGAGGGAACTGTTCCGTAACAGTGTCCGAACAAAACATGGACACATGTTCAGGCTTATCTCCACTTAAGGAGTTAGCTGGGAACAGGTCGTGAACCCCCGAAAGGGGATCTCGACCGTATGTTGGATAACCTGCTGGTTTAGCAGACACCCAATATTGATCTTCAGAATTAGAGTAACCATGGTTATTATACCAAAAGTTACCAAAGACTGAATCCGGAATCCGCCACAAAGGCGAATATCCTGGTTGATCAGAGGAGAGTAACGAATCGCTGTTTGGTCCCCACGCCCATTGCTGGGTGGTGGTTGCATCAGCGTCGTTATCAGTAAATCTCAAGTCAGCCCTTCGGCTGGCAGGAGACGTATCTTTTGCGCTATACATACAGTTATCGAAACAAACGAGTGGGCCGCTTTCGCGGGAATACCACTCGCCAATTCGAATTTTATGTGTATGGCGTGCTCTAAGTGTAGTCTTGGGTATAAGTGTTTTATCACTCATGATGATCACCATATAGTAGGCAGTTTTTATAAACTACCTAACCAGATAGCTAGATGGCATTTGTGCCACTAAGAACTTTCGCTCTTAGCTCGCTCCCCA